ATATAGTATAAGCACAGATTTTTTAAATCAATTTTATTTGTTAATATCTAAATATTATTTCCTAAATGTAGTGTATATGTATAAACTACAATCCATTCTTCTTTCAAAGGAAGTTTTCAAATTAAATGATGCTGTCAATTGGTTAGTAGCAAATAAATTCAAAGTGAAAAAATTAGATGCTACACAACACTACTGGCGTTTCAGACAGAACGAACCTTCAGCATTGAGGAAGGAGGGATTCACAACATTTAGAACAAAAGAGGTTGCACCCAATGTCAAATTCATTTTCTCTTACAAGGACGATTAAATTGGCTTGAACATTCGTTTCAAAATTGTTAGATTCTTTTTATCATCGTCGCTCCACATATTCAGGAACTTTTCGTAATCTTGCAAATAGGTGTTTGAGTGCTGTTTGTGCTCTAAAAGGAAATCACAAATTAAACAATACCACCCACATTCAGAAGTGTTGATAGATTGAATCTGTCTGTTGTTGCAATACACAGGTGAAAATGGCTTCAAAAAAGTAGCCACATCTTTGGGCATCCCAATTCCAAACGGATCAAAGTAAAGTGCTTTGCAATCCTTTTCATCATCACTATCACTATCACTTGCATCATCCCTGTCTTCATCACAATAAATTTTAGCCAATACCCAATGCGAGCCGTTGTTGCCTTCATCATCTGTTTTATCCGAATCCATAAGATTGATGTAATAACTGCCAACGATTCTTGGCTTATCCCTTAACTCATCTTTACTAAAAACTCCAACAATGGGCAACTCTAATTTTTTAGCCAATCTTTCAAGTGCAAAATTAGAAAGCATTTTAATTTATATACAATACAAGATAAATTAAAATCTATATCTTCTTCAAAAAACTGCATTTGATATATGCGTATGGTTTCGTCTCATCTTTGCCTCTGTCCCATCTACCACCGGATCTATATTCAACAGCTTCTTTAGCTTCCTCCTCATCATATTTCCAGTAGTAAAGCCCATCAGTAAATGAAAAACAGAAATAAGTAGGCTTATCTGATTTCTTTGCAAATTCAACTTTGTTCAACCCAATCATTGTGTCTGGGTATGTGTCCTTCTGACAACGCCTGCTCTTCAGCTCAATATAGCAATCTTTTGAAGAGAAATCAATAACAAAAAAATTGTTTGAAGTCTTTTGCAAATTAGAGTCAATTGCAGTTCTTATGAGAGTCAAATTCTCATCCTCTTTTTGAAGCCCAAATTTCAAGTCTTTATTCAAATGCTCTTTATCCAACATATTTGTATATATGATATTCAAATATTTTAATTTCGCCTAAATAAACCAATTAATAAAGCCCGTGTCCAGCGGAAGTGTAAAGACCCCTTCCACCATATCCGGAAGATGTGCCGCCGGATTGCGTGTAGTATGCAGGGATAAAGGGGTTCATAGCAGGAGAGTTAATGCCGGCGTATGGCGACAATGTCATTTGAGAAGAGGAAGGCATAACTCTGGGATTAACCTGATTGAATGAACTGACAGGAGCGTTGCTCACAACATCGCTGTGCAATTGCAACCCATCAAAATTGATTCGCATTGCCTTCTTAAAAGCTTCGGACGACACAGCGCCACAACCAACGACTTTACGAGGGCGGCCACGACCCCGATGCATACCAGCACCCGCAATGCCAAGTTTTTCAACTGCCTTCTGCCCACCATAAGAGCCAGCAGCGGATGCCAATATACCGGCATAAGGATTGCCAGTCGCAGCGGTTGCACCAATGCCAGCCAAACCACCGGTTGCAGCAGGAATGACATACCTACCCACTTTCTTGACTACACCAAAAATGTCGTCGCCAAATCCTTTGCCTTTCTTTGAGCGAATGGAAGCCATATACGCTTTCGCTTCGGCAGAGCCTTTAACAAGCTTAGGGCGTTTTGCACCATAACCAAGTCGTCTCAAATCCTGCGATCCGGAAGTCTCACCGACTTTTTCAGCACCAACATTGATTGCGTGATGCGCTAAACCTCTGTAAGCCCTATCACCAACACGCTGCCTCACTTGCCTTCGTCCTTCATCTGCAACATAATCTGTGGCAGCCGCCTTAGCCTTGTCAGCGAGTTCGTATTTGGCGACATTTATGTCTTTCTTGTCAATCGCATTGCTGCCAGCTTCACCAACAACTTTACCTATTTGCCTGCCAATATCAGGCTGACCAAAATAAGTGCCAATTGCCGTGCCAACTGCTTCCGCTCCTTTCTTCAATCCTTGTTTTGCACCCTCCTTAATCATTGGGTTGTCAAGAGCAGAACTAACGAAAGCCTTTCCTTTCTGATAAAGCTTTTTAGCAGTATCAAAAAAACCCCTTCCGGATTTAATGGTGTGGTGTATCTCATCAGGAGTCAGCTTAATTTTAATGCCTTTACCTTTCTTGTAAGCTGTCATAAGCTTTCTTGCATTTTGGGGTGCAAGCATAATAATATGCTCACCCTTGTCTGCGCCCATACTGGAATGCGGAATGAGAACAGCACCACCCTTCAAAAGAGCAACCGGCTGCCTCACAGATAGTCCTAACTGATGCGGAATATACATTTTTGTTTATAATACTACATAAGATAATAAATTAATTTAGAAACACATATTCTAAATTCATTTTTCTAATTTATTCCTAAAGCTTTACTCAATTCTTGCACCGGTGGCAACATCAATGACAATCTCACGCTGGAATTCAACGAAAACCATAAAGTCGCAAGAAGCAGATGAAACATTTTGTCCAACAATTTGCACAGAGCGACTAACACCTTCCTCAGAAGGCAGAATGCGTGAGCAATTGCCGTAGTAGTAGCGGTAAGCACTGCTAAACATTTTCTCGTCAATGAGACCGGAAGTCAGACCCGTAGTCATACCGCCGTTGAGCTGATTTGACTGAGCAAGCTGAGTGCAGAAGGCTTCGTAATCGTAGTTCTCGTTGTTCAAGAAAAGATTGATTCCACTGATGAGAATATTGAAGTTCGTAAGCATAATCGGATCAGGCATTGCTGGTGTTGCTGCGCAAGGATTTTGCTGTTGATTGAAAAGAAGAGAAGTCTTCGCAGCATTTGTAGAGTCAGTGTAGCTGTTAGAAGTGGAAAGGAATGGCACAACCAAAACGCTCTGAATGTTGTTGATTCCGTTAGACACAAGGAAATTGAAGTTGCCAGTGCCGACATTGTTGAACTGATATTGGAAGATGTCGTTATACTTAATGCGCTTGGTGGGAGCAAGCGACAAATATTTTGATTCTGCAATTGGGTTCATCGTATATACCGGCGCATACAGACGGCACGAAGTCAGAGCAGTTTGGATATTACCCTTATTCGCCTGAGTGAAGTTATTGCGAACAATGCTCACTGAAAGTTGGAAGGTGTCAGTAAGTGTGGCGAGAGGTGCGGGTAGAGCAGAACCACCCTGTCCAAGCAGAGATGAGGCAAGCATAAGAGGGTTTGTAAGCCCACCAACAACATTGACAGCAGTAGGCGCAAGAATTGAGTTGGCAGTAATAGCTGCAGTAGTTGCAGTAATCACAGCACGAGTAGAAGTGAAAGAAACGATAGACTGATTGGTGTTGATGTAGAAGCGCATAGTTGCACCTTTAAGAAGTGGTGTCTTCTCAAAAAAGTCAGCCAAATCCTTCAGACGAAGCTTGGCATAAACCTGCCAAGTGTGGCAACCAGCGGCGGCTGTCTTAACACTGCGATAAACGGAGTTGCAAGCTGCGGCAGTATTGAGAGTAGCTTGTCCTAAACTGGCAGCAGCCAAACCATCATACAGAACATCTTTCTGCCTCTTCAACATACCAGCGTTATAAACACTTGGGGTGTAAAGAACAGAGTTTGTTGCAGGAACTTGCGAATTGACACCGGAATACACATAAGAAGTGCCAGTGGCAGTAGGAACACCAACCACCTGCGATTGAGGCAACATTTCAGTATTCGCTAAAGAAGCAGCCAAAGATGCAACATTCGTAGCATCTGGGGTTAAAGCCAAAGTCATACCCTTAATGTCGCAATTGCGGTTATTGGTGAGAACAATGTTCTGCCCCATTCCAGAAAAGTTTGAAGTAGTTGCACCACCATTATAGAAATCAACATTGTAAGCCCAAGAATCGGCAGAGTCCGGTGCAACACCACAAGAAGCTCCGTGAGTAGCCAAATCATCCTTGCTCCAAGATGTAAGGCATTTAAAGCTCCTAAACACATTGAGAAAAGGAGTTTGCTGAACGATGTTCTGGTTGTTAAATTCAATAGTCATAGAGTTAATCAAATTCCAAAAGCCGTTCTTAAATGCCCAAGAATAATCGGAAACAGAACTATCAACAGGAAGAGAAGTTGCAGTAGTAGCAGTCAAATCCACCAACAGAGGCATTACAATAAAGCCTTCCGACCAGCTGATCCAGCCACCGGCATTGCTCAGGGGAGTTGAGTCAATTACAACCTGAGAGGTGTAATTCTGGTTGTTGTTGTCATTAACATAGATCCACTTTTTAGAGATAAACTCAGATGTGTCTATCTCAGTGTTCAAAGATTCCTCAAAAACGAGATTGTCAGCCATTGTATGTTATACAATCACTACAGAAAAAAAAATGGTGGTTTATTAAATAATTAACTCATTTAATAAATTGAAATCGCCCTAAAGATTCAACGAAATGTATTTCTTAGGTTTGGTGCTTCTCACGCTTGAATGCGTCTGTTTTTGAGAAAGATGTTGCATAGGTGTCTTAACTTTCCCTGAACTCATACTCTCTAAAACCTCTTTTCCCATCCCATATCCAGCGGTTTTATTTCTCATCATTCTTTGAAGCCCTCCGTGTGCATTGGGAACTATGTTAAACCCTCCTCCTGTTTTGCGTCGTGCGAATTGTAGCATTCTTTTTATAATGTATGCCTATAAATTTATTTTTGCTAAACATTCTAATATTCCATTTCACTCCGATGCTTCATTACAAGAATAATCATAATATTTGGATCTTGAAATTCAATTGCCTCTCCTAAACTATCAACAAAACGAAAGTCAAATGAAGTATAATTGCCGTCTTCTACTTTGTTAAATGCTGCGTAAGAATATTGAATTGAGAAAAGCCCGCCAAAATCAACATCAATCGGAGTGATTGAAACAATTGCTTGATTAGGAATCACAAACCGGTTATTCACTAAACTACACAAGCCCAAGTAAGTTGTCTGTGGTTCAATCTGAGGCGGGAAATCGCTTAATTCCGAATACGGAGATGTTATAACAGGTGTTTGCACCCAAGAAGGTGATGATCCGCTAATGACTGAATTAGGATATAAGCCAGCACTAAATCCAATCAAATCTTGAAAATTTGTTGCTGGAACTTGAAGCATAGGAACGATTCCTGCGGGGATTGTAGGCAATGCCCAAGATAAAGTTCCGCTTGGTAGTGTCCAACCTTTTGCAGTTGCAATTGCAGTGCTTAAAGCAAATGCATTGATTTGATATGCGTAGCGTGATTGATTCACTACCAATTCAAGAAAATACACATAACTTGTGCCTGAAATCATATAATGGGTATTTGAAACCATAACGCTCTGCATATATGCGTTCAATTGTGCGAGCGAAAGATGGATTCCATCTGCCGGCATTGTGATTGTGTTAGTCGTGCCATCAACCCAGATGTAGCTAAAGACATTGTTGTCTAAAGGCGCTGAAATATTGAACACGCTATTATACAAACTGATTTGTTGCACAGCTATTGTCTCGTCTCTCAATGACACACCACCTTGCGGAAAGTTGTAGCGTAGCACGCTATTACTTGTGCCTGCAACGATATTAGAACTATTTAAGACAAGTGTTTTTACCATTATTGTATATTATAGAAATATAAAATAATATTGTGAAAGTATTTTAAAATATTTAGTCTAAATCCATTAGCATATCCACAGCTTTTAATTTTGACAATGCGCCTGTTGCAACACACTTCTTAATGAGTTCCTTAGCCTCCTTTTTAACCTTGTCATTGTCATTTCCTGCACCAACTTCTCCAAGCAAAATATCCAATCGCTTCAAATCCTTTTTGTCATCAATCTTGCTGTCTGATTTGAATTGAAGAGCTGCGGACAATCCAGCACCCTTAACAACTTTGTTGAAATGTGATTTTTCAGAATCAGTTAATGCATCATAGTGTCTCTGATTCACCCTGCCATTACTCAAAATATCAAGTATGAATTCTTTGTAGTTGTCATCAACACTGACGGGTTTAAGAGTTGGGATTGAACCCATAGAAGGAAACTTGAAGTTCAAAACGCTGTCATTTTCAAGGTGAGGAATATGAACAATGTATTTGCCAAAAGTCTTGTATCGTGGTTGTTCTTGAACTTCAATGCCTTTGCCAATCTTGATTTTGCGATGCATAAACCCATCACCACTCATTTTGTAATTCTCATCCGGCTTTTTCATTGCGCTGTTGAGCATCATACTTCCATCAGGCATTATGTGATACTTTGATGCCGGTTCAACCATTAGCTTGTAAGGCGAAACACCAAAGCCTTGTGTTGCAACTACTCTTTGATTAACATTTTGCTCCGGTATAAAAGCTGGATCTCTATTTAGAGTGCCTCTAATTGTAGCCAAGTTTCCTTGTAGCATCGCCAACATTCCCAAAGGTGAAAATCTATCTGTAATCTGTCCAGCTTTTGAACCTTTCCCAATATCCCGTTGAAGTAAAAATTGATCCAAGTATTGTGGTAGGTTTTGTAATGTAAATCCTTGTGGCAAATCTGCATCTTCAACAGGGCGATAAGCCTTATTTCCTGTTTGAACCCATCCTAAGCCTGCTTGATTTCTAAATCTGTCAAAAATCGGTTGCCCACCTGTAGTCAATGGTAAGTTATTTTGTTTAATACCCAAAGCTTCCAATCGCACTTTATAAGTAGCCTGATTTCTTGCAGTTTCAAAAGCGTCAATCTTATCCCTTGTGATTTGTTTGTCAGCCAAATCTTGCACCAATTGCGCTTGTTGTTGTTGCTGTTGAAGTAGAAGCTGTGCTGCCGCCGCCTGCGCCTGTGCTTGCGCTGCCAGTGCTTGATTTTGCGCTTGTGCAACCTGTCCCTGCAATCCAGCCTGAACACCCAACGCTCCTTGCAATAGTCGTTCAAGTTTAACCTTCAAATTTCTTAGAGCATTAAAAGCAGAAGTTGCCGGTTGTTTGATGGAACGGGCAGCATTGATAAGACTTGTGTAAGCCTTTGTAAAATTAACAGGCAATGCAGGGGGTGGGTTGCCTAATTGTTGAGCGGCTTGCTGAACTGCTGCATCATAAATTGCGGGGTCTAATTCTTGTATTATAGCCTGTATCCTGACTGATGATGGACATTTGTATGAATTGATTATTTTGTCAATCTCCCTTTGAACTTTCTGCCTTTCAATTTGCTCAATGATGTCAATGTTTTGCAAATTGTCTTCACTTGGTGAATTATCACACAATGCGCTTACTATGCCAAACATAGCTGCAAAATCTGGATCGCCTGCAAGTTGTGAATTTGGTGTATTTCTTATAGCCAATAATCTTACAAGAAGCTCACCATAAAGACTCACTACCGCATTACCAGCTCCTGCCTGCACTGCAGCCATCAATACTGCAACATCCTGCCCACTTGGCAAATCAGTTCCAGCACCCAACTGCTGATTAAAAACATTAGTCGCAGTAGAACCAGCAATATTGAGTTGAAGCCCATTATCTATAGAAGTGAATAAATCTTCAATGCGATTCATTAAAGTAGTCAAATCTAAATATCTTGGATTCAATGATTCCTCAATGTTCTTCCTAATGTAGGGGAAATTTGTGTTGAATTTCAGATAATTGGTAGTTCCATCCGGCAATTGTGCTAAAGATGCAGAAACTGCAACCGCTAAACCATTATCAATCCCCTTGATTGAAGTAAGATTGCTAATCACTTCTTTCTGTTGCAAATTCGTATCCTGTTGAACTTCTGCATTCGTCTTATACTGCGGAGGCAGACTGGGAGGTTTATTCGGATTTTTATAATCCTTCACACGAGACTCAAGCACAGATTCGTTGTCTATTGCGATCTGAAGCATCTTGGCTTGAATCTCAAGCTTCTTGTCCAAATCAGACTTAGATTTAACATTTCTAATTAGCATTGTTATAATTACTAATGAGAAATAATTTTATTGCATTTTATTATATTATTGTGAAATTTCATAAATATCGTTAAAGTTCTTTCTAAATCTACTATCAGGTGGAGCATCCAAATCAACCAAGAGGAAATCCTGCTTATTTGCAGTCGTTGCATTGTCATAAACCTTTTTCAATTGAACCTTATTGTCTCCGAGCGAGTATTCACGCATAATCCGGAAAAGGTCTTGCAATGATGACAATTGTTTAATCACCAAGTAGTTCAAATTTTTACGAATCATTTTCGGCACTGCATAATAGGATTGCGAAATGTAGATGAGAGAACAATTCTGTTTCCTTGCTCTAATGAAATATTCTTCAAGGGGTTTTTGGTTTGCTTCTAATACAAGGTCATCCATTACAATGAGTGTTTGGTCTTTCTTGTTGATGTCTTTGTCTAAATCCGGTGCATTGCCGATTCCTTCAACAACTGAAACACCTTTGCCGCCAAGTTTATCTTCTAAATACTCGTAGATTGGTTCTTGCTTGTTCTTTGTGATGACATATATATCATTGAATGTGTCGTTCATATTGTGTATGATATTCATAAGTGTTTGCGTCTTACCACTTCCTGAACCTCCAATTATAAGCATACGGAATGGCAGCTTCAATCCGTGAATGTTGAAATGTGGGTTGTGTGCTTTCGTTAGGTATTTAGAAGGAATCTTTGAATACCAATCCACCAGCTCTGCAGTATCCTTTTTTGATTTGCTCATCTTGTTTAATATACAATAAGACAATATTTTATTCTTTTTTCGGTAGTTCTTTTGGTTCTTCTTCTAATTCAATTGAGTCAATTTGTTTCTCGTAGATTGGTGTAGCTTTTCTGCTTCGTTCTTCCATTCTCACATCCTCAGATTTGGAAAATTCTTTTAACCATTTGAAATATTCTGCAATATAGAAAAACATTGTTTATAGTATAATTGGATAAAAAAAATATATTGACAATATATAAATGTCAGTTTATCCTCCACCAATAGATCAGGGAACAATATTCAACCCCATAGATTATGGGCTGGGTTCATCCGCTATTACAATTGACTACCTAAATGCGAATTATTTGAAATTCCCAGTTGCACAAGGGTTTGAATCAATGGTTGGTATTACCAATTTTGATGAGCTTGATATGAATAGCAACAAAATTGTTGCGCTTGGAACTCCTACAAATGGGACTGATGCAACAACAAAAACCTATGTTGATGGTAGAACCCCATTGCTTACTGCATCACAAACATATACGAATTCAACTATAACGACAAACGCAAGTGGTTTTATTTCGGGTGTTGCCGCCGGTTCTGCTCCAGCACCTACTGCACTGGATGTTTATTTTGGAACTATACCATCTACAAGTGTTGCAACAGGTTTAAATGGTTCAGTAGTTGTTTCTGTTAATTCGCCTACAGGACAATTAGTTGCTGGAACTTGGTTGATGGTTGCACAAGTTCAATTAGCATCAGCTAATGGTTATGGAGCATATAAAAGTATTCCGGGCGGTCAAGGTTGTTTCCAAGTTCTTAACCCCAGCTCAGGGATTGTGTATGAAAGCGTCCAAGCAGGAACATCTTTTAATAATGATGTTGCTTGTGGCGCAAACCTACCGCAAACCTACTCATATCAGTATAATACAAATATAACTATGAATTGCATTTTCACATTGACAGCAACATCAGGTTTTTTAAATTTCAATTTCACAGGTGGAGTAGATCAAAACCATTTACAAAATAATGTTATTATAGATTTCTATGGTTCATTTCAAGTTGTGAAACTTGCATAACAAATTAAATTAAACTATAATTATTTTATATATGGATATTACATATATACAATATGGCAACATATCCACCAGCATTAGTTAATTTACCGCAGATATTTAATCCTGATGAATTTTACCAAGAGGAGACAGGTGTAGGAACATTAGCGGAAGTATTAGCAGCCGGAAACAATGGTGCAAACTTAGGTATTGTGAGCGGTGGTGCAATTGGTTGCTCTTCTATTACAACTCCTTTCGGTTTTATAGACGCATTTGAAACGACTACAATTACTGATATTGCAACAACAGGAGTAGCGATTACTCCTACCGGAACATTAAAAATAAAAGGTGCAATAACAAAAGGTTCTATTATAGCAGGTGATGGAACAAATACAATTGAATTACCTACTGCTACAAATGGCTTGGTTTTAAAAACAAATTCAGCAACTGCAAGTGGTTTGGAGTGGGGGGCGGATGGTCTTGGTGTTTCAAGTATTACCGCTGGTCTTAATATTGGTGTAGATGCAACTATTCCTTCTGCTCCTGTTGTTGGGGTGTTAAATCCTCTGACTTCCACACTTAATCTTGGTGCGCAAGCAATTACAGGCACTACTGGATACATTAATTTCGTTGCTGCTGCTACGAGTGAAGCACAAATGTCTGCTTTGCTTGGTTTCACAAGTTATGATGCTATTACTTCTAATATAGCAACCACACTTTATAAAACAGGCTTGACAACTGCTACATCAGCTAATCAAATTGTTGTTAATCCTACTTCAATTACTAAAAATGTGGGTGCTACTACACTCGGAATCACAAGCACAACTTCACCTATAACATTAACACCCCTCGCTATGAATGATTGCAATGTAGTTGTATCAGGAACAGGAAAATTACACGCTATACAAAGCTCGTCAGGTGGAGAAAATATGCCTGTATGTATGCTTGAAAATACGAACGCAGATGCTAATGCTCCTCATCTTGATTTTTATAAAAACTCTACAAGTCCTGCTAATAATGATGTTGTTGGTGCTTTATCATTTCACGCTAATAATGCGAGTGCAGCAAGTGTTGAGTTTGGGCGTATTTCTGTTGCTGAAAGTGATAGAACTGCTGGAAGTGAAAATGGTTCTTTATCATTGTTTGTTTGTGAGAATTCTCCAACACCTACAGAATATTTCAGATCAAATGGTGTTAATGGTTCTAATGATTTATACAAACCTATTGACACAAGAGGGAATGCAATAAAAAATACAACAGCAGGACAACAATTGACTTTAAATCAAACTGCTGCATCACAACCTATAGCAATCACCAATTCCGGTGGTGGTGGGATTACTAACTCTTGCGTGTCAGGTCAATATTCGGTTAGTTGTAATAATTTTTCTGTTAGTGGTTCAGCAAGTGGAACATTAACTACTGCTTCTGGAAATATAACATTACAATCTGCTGGTGCTGTTCTTGTTAATCAAAATAGTGCAACTGCTCCTAAATTAAGGACTGAAATTGCTAATATTAATTATCACCCCGAGTTTATAGTTGATAATGGTAATACTAATGCTGTATCAGTTCCACCAGCACAAATTTATGGTGAAAAATTAATAGTCTTGAATAAGGGTGTATCTCCACTTATTAATTGGATTACTTATGGAACATCACAAGGTGGTGTGGGAATTAACGCTGTGTTTTCCGCTTCTAATGGTGAAGTTTATGTTGCAAGGGCGGATAGTGATGTTGTTTATATTTGGGATAATACTTTGTTAAATATTTTAGGTAGTTTTTCTGTTGCTGGGTCTGGAAATCTGCGAGTTTATTGTTTCTATGAAGAAAGTGGTTATATGTTTGTAGGTGGTTCTTTTACAGCTGTTAATAGTAATCCAACACCTCAAATCAATCTCACTCGTATAAATATTAATACAAGATTAGAAGAGCCATTAGATGGTGGTGGTAATAATGGATTTGGTGGTTCTGGTGTGGGTAAGGTTAATGTTTTGACAGGTTATGGTGGTAATTTAATTGTTGGAGGTGATTTTACAACGCTTGGAGGAAGTGGTAATAATTGTGATTATATTGGTGAAGTTCAAAATATAACTGCGGGTTCAGGTTCGCAAAACTTTTACGAGTTTGGTAATGGTGTGAATAATCAAGTTTATGCACTTAATAGCACTAACGGATATTTATTTGTTGGTGGTGCATTCACTTATGTTGATAATAGTGTATATAATTACGAGTATTTAGCAACATATAGTGGTGGAAGTTGGAATTTTGTTGGTGGAAGTGGGACTACCTTTAATGGTTATGTTTCTACAATTATGAATACCGCTTTTTATCCTTATCTATTTATTGGTGGTAGTTTTACTGCTCCATATCAATATGGTTGTTATGTGGATTTTTCTAATCCTTCTACTTCTCCTGCTACTGATAGTGGTAATTCTTGGTCTTATGCTTTTATTAATAATCGTCAGCAATTTTATAATGGTGCTTCATATATTCTAACAACTGACAATGTCTTACATAATACTGCATATCAAACTTGGGTTTCGTTAGGAACTCCTCCTACTGGATATGTCGCATCTTATATTGGTTATTTCAATGGTGAGTTAAAAGTTGCCTATGAAAATCAACCTTTTGTTTATTCAAAAACAATTGCTTCACAAACCTGTGTTTTTACTTTATCAAGCGGTAATTTCGCTTATAATGCAGGACTATATACATCATACACACTTTCTCTTATTGATGTTGCAATGGAGTTTTTGGGTGATACAACCTCATCACCTGCTTATTGGCGTCCTATTGGATATACTTTTGCTGGTGGGACTTTCAGTTAAAAATAATTTAATTATCTGTTTCATATTATATAAATGTTGAGTGAAGTTTTTTGGTCTTTTTTTCTTACAAGTATTATTGGGTTGTTGCTCAAAGGTGCATCAATAGTGTATAAGTCAAAGTGTAAATCTGTCAGTTGTTGTTGTATAAAAATAGATAGAGATATAGAAGCAGAAGTTAAGGTTGATACTGCTGTTCCTATACCTACATTACAACCACCTAATTTAATGAGTGCTGTATAAAAAATAATATATATATAATTACATATATATATTATGAGTTTCCAAGACAGATTCAACGAATACGATGCGATATGGGATTATTCAAATCCATTAAAGGCGCAACAACAAGCTTTCAAAATTTACGGGGATAAGGCGATATTATATCGCAGTAAAACAAAGACAAAGAAATATGCAATCAAAGCACCCAATGGTAAGCTTGTGAATTTTGGGCAGATGAATTATGAAGACTTTTTGAAGCACGGCGATTCTGCAAGAAAAATGAGTTATTTAAAACGGAGTGCCGGAATTAAAGGCGATTGGGCTAAAGATCCATTTTCTCCGAATATGTTAAGTAGAAGGATTTTGTGGTGATTAATATTCATAACTTTTTACAATCATTCCGCCTTCAATAAATGTCGGAAGATTTTTCGCTCCTTTTATTTTTTGTTTTATTTTGTATAAATCTTTTAATCTATCTTTTGGAATTTCTTGATACATTGTTGGCGTATCTGCATTGACATATTTAGTAGGTCTGAAAACTGGGTATGCATCTGCATCTTTGAATCCGAGCAATGGGTTAATATCAACCCACTCTTCCTGAAACCATCGCTTCAAGTTTTTTGGTTTTTTGTCATCACTATAGGGTTGTGCATCCTCCCCATATTTTTTAGCAAATTGTTGTTTATACTGCTTCACCAATGCACCGCTTCTAAATGCTGAATTCTTTTTATATTTAGAATAGATAAAGTCCTTCGCTTGTTCGTATAAAGATTCGTCTGTTGGAAGTGGCATAATATTATATTGTATGTATATTATATTATGACAGAATATCTGAGCTTAAAACACTACGCTAAAAAATACGGCATATCCGTTATTTATAAAGGCAAGCCTAAATCAGTGAATCAGCTTTCAAATGACATCTACAAATATGAGGTGGATAAAAAAGTCAAGGGTGGTTTATACAGGTTTCTCACTGGTAAGTAAATAACCTCCATACTAACTGGTAAAATAATATAAAAATAAAGCTGAAATTTATTCCCGCCAAAAATTAAAATGCTTTTTTTATTCCGGACATTTCAATTTTCCGTGATTTGTGTGTGGAGTCAATGTTCGTCGGACAAATAAAAAAAATGGTGGCACTCCACCGGATAAATTTATTCCAACCAAGTCATTGCACTTGGCAAACCAATCTTGTAGCAGTAGTAGAAGCAGTCAAAGTTGCAAGCGTTTTTGGATTCAACAACTGCACCACCAACAAGTTTAGTGAATTGAATTCTCTTGCGTGGAATGACGATTTGCAAGTCGCTGTCTCCGCAAAACAGGGTGCGGAAATATTGTGTGTTAATTTTTGATGACGGCATAATCAGAATGAATGGTTTGTTCAAAGTTTTCAGTCTTTCCAAAACCTCTTTGCATTTCGTGTAAGGTGGGTTGCTTACTGCGATTTCTCCTCTGTCGTTTTCAAAAAAGTCAATGTCTTCGTGAATGGTGTTGAATCCGAGTTCTCGCAAAAATTGCCCGCTTTGTCCGTCTCCGTAAAACGCCTCCCAAATCACCTTGTCCTTTGGAATGATGTGTTTGATTGCATCCCACGCTGATTTTGGAGTCATCCAATCGTCGTGCTTTGAAAATGTCTCTGTTGTGAATCCTGCCATTTGTGTCCTTCTATATAGTGAGATGTTCTTTTTTCATTTCAATTTTCTGGCGGAGAAAATCCAAATCAATTTTTTTTTTAATTCAAATAAAAAAATGGTGCGTTTCCCGCTGCACCTGACAAATTTTTTTAGAACTCACACTCACGCTCTGTGAAGAATGTTCTGTGTGAGACAGGTGTGCCGCCTGTTTGCGTGATGAATTCTTGCTCCTCCTCATCACTCATTTTGTCCCATCTGTTGAGAACGACAACTAAATCGTTCATCACTCTGTTCGTAAAGAATTCGTCCAACCCCATTTCCTGCTGGATGTGTTCCCTGTTTGGTGTGAGAATGTTTCTGCGAAAGCTGCCCCAGTCCCAGTCCAGAAAGGGGATGACTTTGAGCAGAGTTGCAATTTTTTGGAAGAATTCCTTGTTGATTTTTTCTGGTGCTTTCAGTTCTTGGACTTTGACGACGGCGTTTGCATCTCCACAGCAACCCATCATAAAGAATGGGAAGTAGAGCTTGTTTCCAATGACACCGCACTCTCCTCTGTGCGTAGGTGCGATGAACTTGACTTTGATTGATTGAACGGCTGATGACATCTTGATTTGTTGCGTGTTCCGATTGTTGTGATTAACTGCCTTCAATTTTCTGTCGGCGGAAACTGAATCAATTTTTTTTGAAAATCGGAAAATCAATTGCTTAAATGAATTTTTCCTCCATTTTCCCTTTTCTTCGTCAAACCATTT